TAATGGTAATAAATCTAGAAAAAAACTAGCAGATAAAACTTATCAGAAACCACTAACTTTTGACACTAGAAATTCAACTATGGAGAAAATTAATACTAGTGCTAAAGTCCTTATCCTAGATATAGAAACTGCTCCGATTTCTGCTTATGTTTGGGGTATCTGGAATCAAAACGTAGGAACGCATCAAATACAATCGGATTGGTTTTGTTTGACTTGGGCAGCTAAGTGGTTATTTGAAGATAAAGTATATTCAGCTAAGCTAAAACCTAAAGAAGTCCTAGAGCAAAACGATAAACGAATCATAGAAGGAATTTGGAGGCTAGTGAATGAGGCTGACATAGTTATAGCCCATAACGGGGAAAAGTTTGATATGCCTAAACTTAACTCTAGGTTTATAATAAACGGATTGAATCCACCATTACCTTATCAACAAATAGATACTCTAAAACATATTAGAAGGCAGTTCGGGTTTACTAGCAACAAGCTAGACTATGTAAACAAACTTTTAAACCTAGAACGAAAAAAAGAAACTAACTTTGAATTGTGGGAAAGGTGCATGAAAGGTAATGCAAATGCATTGTCTGAAATGGAGGCTTACAATGTGCAGGATGTTCGTATCTTAGAGGAAACATACTTACTGATAAGAGCATGGATAAAACCACATCCGAACATGGGGTTATTTATCCTAGACGAGAAAGAGCACAGATGTCCGAATTGCGGAAGCAATGACCTAGAAGTTATGGGTAAGAATTATAACACCACTGCAAATGTTTATGAGTTAATGAGATGTAGTAATTGTGGAGCAAGTTCTAGGAAAAGACTAGGAGCAGCTAACATAAAACAAAAAAGACACTTACTAATTTCTACAAAATGATACCAAAGAAATTCAATAAAATGAATATACAAGAACAAGAAGTTTTTCTTTTAAATAAGTTGCAGGATTTGTATATCAAAGAAAAGATTTATAGGAAGGCACTTGCTCAAGTTAGAAGGAATGTAAAAGTAGAGATTGCAGAAATTGATAGACCAGATGAAGCAATTTTAAAAAGTGAGAATTAAAGTAAAATATAAGGACTTGCGTAAAGACCGAGTATGGGGTTTTGCTGATTCAGTCGGAGTGATTGAGTTAGATAAATCCTTAAAAGGGAAAAAGCATTTAGAGATACTTCTACATGAGTGTCTGCACCTACTTCTGCCCGAAGCTGAAGAAGAAGAAATAGTTAAAAAAAGTGTAACTTTGTGCAATACACTCTGGCACGAAAAGTACAGAAGGGTAGACGATAAAGAAGGAATACCATTACAAGATGGCTCACTATGAGAAAGCACACTAAGATTTATATGGATTACTTTGGATACGGCAAAGAAGATTTTATTTCATGTGAGGTTTGCGGTAGGCGAGCCAATGATACACACCATATAAATGCCAGAGGTATGGGAGGAAGTAAAGAAAAAGACACCATAGATAACTTAATGGCAGTTTGTAGAGAGTGTCATATAAAATACGGAGATAAAAAAGACTACATGGATTTCCTAAAAGAAAAACACGAGCAATTTATTTATAATTATGGAAAGTTCTACTAATTATATACATCCTACTGCTATTATTTATGACAACGTAGTTATGGGAGAACATAATTACATTGGTGCTTATTGTATAATAGGAGCACCTGCAGAACATAAGGGTAACTGGGGTACTACAAGTGACATAGTAGTTATCGGTGACTACAATGTATTTACAGGATTAGTAACTATTGACGGAGGAATGGACGATGTGACCTACATAGGAGATAATAATTTCTTTATGAAGCACTCGCATATTGGGCACGATGTACAACTAATGGATAATGTTATTATAAGTTGTGGGGCAAAGATTGGAGGACATACAATAATAGATAGTAACGTAAACATAGGATTAAACGCAGTCATTCATCAAAGGCAATTTATTGCTAAGGGTTGTATGATAGGTATGGGTTCAGTAGTTACTAAAAAACTAGTAACCGAGCCATATACTAAATACGCAGGTAATCCAGCTAAATACTTAGGACATAATGAAAGCGGCAATCGTACTACTTGATTATTTAAGACATCAACATACTGCACAAGCGGTAGCTAGTTTTCCATTAGGAAACTATCCTTATGATATGTTTACCATAGATAAAAAAGGAATAGCTGCAGCCTTAAATGAAGGTATAAGAAAAACCAAAGACTATGACATTGTAGCTTTTTGCGGGAATGATATAGTAATGCCTAACAACTGGCTATTAATGGCAGTAGAGCATATTCAAGCAATACCAGAAACGGGAATGTGCGGAATCTATTGCGTAGAAACCCTACCTAAGACAGAAATAATAAACGGAATAGAGGTACATCCTACATGGGCAACATTCGGAAATGTTATTATACCTAGAAAAGCGATAGACACAGTAGGATATTTTAACGAAGCATACGACCCTTATGGGATGCAGGATAGTGATTATGGACTAAGGCTAACACAACTAGGATTTAAATCTTACTATATAAAAGGTTTACAAAGTTCTCATATAGGACATGACGTAGGGGAACAGACCGATTACAGAAGAATGAAGGATGAAGGATTAAACAAGGCAGGAGCTATATGGGAATACTACAACAAGCTATATACTGAAACCAACAACTATACTATTTTTTATGATGAAAGTATCAATTAAGGACATAAAGCCTAACCCAAATAATCCTAGACTTGTCAAAGACGATAAGTTTAAAAAACTAGTCCAGAGTATTAAGGATTTCCCACAGATGCTAGATATTAGACCTATCGTAGTAAACAAGGATATGATAGTTCTAGGCGGTAACATGAGATTAAAGGCTTGTAAAGAAGCAGGACTTACAGAGATACCAATTATAAAAGCAGAAGATTTAACAGAGGAGCAGCAAAGAGAATTTATCATTAAAGACAATGTAGGATATGGAGAATGGGATTGGGAGTTAATAGCTAACGAATGGGATACGCAAAAACTAAACGAATGGGGTTTAGATATACCAGACTTTAAAGCAGAGGAAATAGAAGCAGTAGAAGATGATTATGAAATACCAGAGGAGTTAAAGACAGATATAGTTCTAGGTGATTTAATTGAGATTGGTGAGCATAGGTTACTTTGTGGGGATAGTACAGATAGCGACCAAGTGGCTCTATTAATGAATGGACAAAAGGCAGACATGTTATTTACAGACCCACCATATAATGTTAGCTTTAATGGAAGAAGTGGCAAGTTTGATGTAATTGAGAATGATGATTTAGATAGTGAAGATTTTGATAAGTTTATTGAAGAGTTTGCACAAACAGTACATACATTAGAAATACCAATAAAGTATATTTGGTGTAACTGGAAATTTTATGGCACTTTACAAAAACACTTTGAATTAAATGCTTGTATAGTATGGGCAAAAAATGTATTTGGATTAGGAAGAGGTTATAGGCATCAGCATGAGTTTTGCTTTTTTGAGGGTAAGTTAGACCAAGGAATTAATAACGAGTCTGATTTATGGGAAATAAAAAAGGATAGCAATTATATGCACCCAACACAAAAGCCAATAGAATTATCTGCAAGAGCATTAAACAACCATAAGAATGCAAGGAACATACTTGACCTATTTGGAGGTAGTGGCTCTACTTTAGCTGGTATTCATCAACTTAAAAGAGTTGGTTATATAATGGAACTAGACCCTAAGTACTGCCAAGTAATAGTAGATAGAATGATTAAACTAGACCCTAGTTTAGAAATCAAAAAAAATGGTAAACCTTACTTTAAAACAGACAAATAACAGACAATGGCTTTCCCTAATGATGGTGTAAAATTTGAGGCAGGAGTATCTGGTAACCCTAATGGCAGACCTAGAAAGTATGTTAGCCTATTAAAGGAACAAGGCTACAAGCTATCTGAAATAAACGATACCATTCAGAACATGATGGCTATGGATTTAGAAGAACTAAAAGGAGTATTTGAGAATCCTAAAGCTACCATATTAGAAAAGACAGTTGCTAATGCTATGAAGAAAAGCCTAGAGAAGGGAAGCCTTTACTCAATAGAAACTTTACTTACTAGGGTATATGGTAAACCTAAAGAGCAGATGGATATAAACACAGATAACAAAATAGAGATAGTGTTTGTAGATGGTAAAA